GCCACTAAGAACCCTTTTTGCTCTTTCTCGCATTTCCCAACATATACTTTCTCTTTCTATATCTAGTCCTGCTGTTGTTATAATAATTAAAAGCCATTGTTCCCTAGTTGCAAATACACCATCAGTCATTACCTCGTAATATTCTCTTTTTTTTAATGCATGCAATTCGTCAAATATTATACAGCTTGGTGTAATACCATGCTTATTATCTACATCTGCTGATAATGCCATATATTCGCCATCATTCGATAGATTACGTATTATCTTTTGGCTGTCTATATACTTAAGCCGTTTTTTTAGCGTTTGCCACTGTTTTGTCATGCCGTGCACGTATTTGTAAACTATTCCTGCTTGCCATTTATCTACTGCACAGGAGTACACCTCAGGGGTCGGTTCTCCATCTGCGTTTAACATATACGATGCTATTCCACCAGCAAATGGACTTTTGCCTTGTTTTTTCGGTACTTCTATATAAACAATATTATATCTTCTTTGTCCATTTTCGCCTACTGTTCCAAATACATCATGTATTATTTTTTGTTGCCAATCCATTAAATAAAACGGTTGACCTTTCCATCTTCCTTTAGTGTGTTTTAGATTTGAAAAGTGTCCAACGACTTTATCTATTTTCGCTTGATCAATCGAGAAACTCTTCCCCATCATTTTCACCGCCTGCACCGCTTATGTTTATTCCAGCTCTAGCTGATGGCGTGAGCCCTAGCTGTATCGCTGTTTTCATCATCCTTTCAGCCGCTTTTTGCATTATGCTGACTTCTGGTCTGTGCTGTTGATAGCCTGAGTCCGTCTCAAACGACCAACTGTCAAATTCCCTAAGTTTTGCCTGCATCTTTATCCAAATATCAAAACTGGCGCAATATTCAGCAATAACAGCTTTGTCAAGCTTTCCTATCAGCCCAATGTCGGATAATTCCTTAGTTATGTATTTCCATTCCTCTTTTGCCCCCTCACTCAGCTCATCGGGACATTTTGGTACACCTCGCTTGTGTTGCGTTGCTCCCTTGGCTCTACTTTTGCTAGAGGGTGACATATCTTCCACTAATGCAAGCGGTTTTTTGCTCCGTGACATGTATTTACCCCCTTTTGTTCTATTTGAAAAAATTAACGCGATTC